AAAAGGATTACAAACTTCTAAGAGTTTAATTGAGCTTAATCCATTATGACCAGACTCATATTTTTGTATTTGTTGAAATGTTACGTTTAATGCTTTTCCTAATTTAGTTTGCGTAACTAATGGTTTGACATTTCTTGCTTCTCTTATTTTTTTTCCAATTTCTTTATTTAATATCTTTTCTTTTGCTCTGCTCATTTTTTACTCTCCTTAAATTTTAGTGACAAGTAGCCTAAAGTTTTTCTACAACTTTCAATACATATTAAAAAATTAGTTGCCTAATTCTTTATATCTAATTTGTGCATCACTATTTTGATTAGCAACAATTCTTCTAACAAGTTGCTTGTACTCTAAATAGTTGTTGTAAGTATGTACGCACATTCTAGTATCTACTGATTTCATAATTTGTTTATGAAGATCATTTAGTTTCTGGTACAGTCTTACTGTGCTGTTCAGTTGCATTTTCATGCTCCTTATCGTTGTTGGTTTTGATTAATGACTTGTTTAACTTTATGTCAATAATCTCTAAGTTAGCATCATCACTAACATTCAATTTTGCAGAAGCTACTTCTGCATTATCGAATTCTTCTATTGTTTTAAAACTTGCTTCAAAAAAACTTTCCTTAAATACACTCATGCTTGGCTTTCAATTACAGGGTAGGATTTATTAATATTAAGATTGGCAACTGATCCCATTTGTTCAGTAGTCATTTCTATTTTTCTATGGCTTGAGATACCTTTTGAGATAAAACCTAAGTCATATAACTCACTAACAATCTTGCCAGACCTTGCTCTTGACCATTTCATAGCTTGAGAAATCTCAGCAAAGGTAGGGGAGAAGTTATGCTTTTTTATATAGTTCTTTATAAATTTAAGTGTCTTGAGCTTTGGCTCACTTAAATAGATATATTTATGTCCATTTCCATTGTTCATTATTTATCCTTAAAAAGTTCAGAAACATTATTTACTGACTCAATGGTATCTCCATTCTTTTTTAGATCATTTAAATATTGTATTAATTTTTCTGCAAACCAATGTCCTTTTGATACATCCATTAAGGTTGCATCTAATGATCCACCATGTTTTTCACCAAATCTCATAAAATATTTTAAAACTTCTCTTTGATAACCACCTATAACTGCCATTGGCGATTGCTGTGATACAATCGCCTCATTAGTTTCTATTTTTTTATTTTTGTAATACTCAGGGTTAATTTTTTCAGACATTAAAATGGTTGCTCCTCTTTAGCGACTATCTCAGAAATTTTTAAACTAATATCTGGTTGACCCTCTTTTGTTTTTTCTGTGTTTAGCCATGCAGCTAAGTTCATCTTCTTGCCACCAACTGTAATGTTGCCATTGTAGTGTGGGTATTTTTTACCAGCTACATCTGTTTCTCTTGGTTGTCTTTTCCAAAGTGCTGCTGAATTATCGTAATCACTCATATTATTTTTTCCTATTGTTGATTTGTTTGTGTAGTGAAACTTCTTCTTGATCTACTCTTGCTTGTTGAATGAGATCAGAATTTATTTGATGAAGTTCTGATAAATACTCTTTTCTTAGAGGATTTAAATTTTTTTCAAATAATCCAACTGATGTTTCGTTTTGTGCTGCGTTTTGCATGACACCAATCCATTCATCAGCTACATCTTTTATAGATTTTTTTTCAATTGGTTCGTCTTTTGGATAATTAACTTTGTGTCCATTTTCAAAAGTTTTATCTTTAACAACTTTATTTTGTGGTTTTAAAAAATCTTCCATTTCTTCGGCTGTGGCGATTTCATCACCAAACATACCCATAAAACTTAATGCTCTACCACAAGAAACTGTGGACTGCTTTTCAAATTCTTTATCGGCATTTTTCATTTGCTTTGACAATCCTGTAGCAACAATTTTATCGTCTAAATAAATTTCGGTTTTAAATTTATGTGATCCATTAGGTAGATCAAAACTATCGGTAATAATTCTTATTCTTTCACCAAAATATTCTCTAACAAATTTTATTCTATATCCAACAGTTAAATAATTTCCTTTAGCTCCAAGTTTTGCATAGTCACTATCAACTATATTGTTTCTAAATTGTTGTATTGCATCTCTTAAACTTCTTTCTTTCATATCTCTCCTTGTTCTCTCATTTTGTTAAGTGGGTTTTTTAATTTTTCTTTTAATTCTTTAATAAGTTTATCTTTGTTTTGAATTTCTACTCTAAGCTGACCATTCTTTTTTTGATGAGCTTCATTAATAACTTCCAAATCTCTAACTCTATCTCTCAAAGGTTTTATAATTCCCATATCAGACATAAGTTTTTAAATAATCCTCTATGAATTTTTTTGGCACTCCATTCCACCAAAAACTATTTTTACGAATATCGCTAAAATCAGGTGGACAAAGCCATAACAATTCTTCAATAGATCCATTGGCAGCTTTAAGTTTTTTCTCCCAAGCAATCTCATAAACAATTAATTCTTGCAGACTTCTTTTTAGATTTTCTGGCTTTAATTCTTCACAATTATCTTCTGTAAATAAAATTCTATCTGTTGCACTTGCGTAACTTAATGATGGTTTTAATCCTGTAGTGTGTGAGTAAAGAGCAATCTGCATCAAGTCAGATGTAAAAACTCTTACATCTAATTTAGGGTGCGAACAAACCCAATCTCCAATCCTATTTGGATTTTCTTTTGTTTGTTTTGTTTTTAGTGGAGATAATTTTACAGATGGAAATTTGTTTTTTAAATCATTGATATATGTATCTCCTGTTAAATCTACATACATTCTAAATGGAATTTTGACTGGCTCAATCCATTTAATATGTTCTATTTCTTTTTTCCATTTTTTATCAGGAAGTTCTTTAATATTTTTATTATGATTTTCGCAAATATCTTTTAAAAATTTTATACCAAATTCAAATTTCATTTGGTCTTTCATATCTATAGATACATACGAATTTATTTTATGTTGAATTTTTTTATCTACGATAGCTTCATCAATAGATATATTTTCTACAATAGATTTTTCATTTATATCATGTGCAATACCACCTAAAACTAATGAAGCATTTTTACATTGATCTTTTTGTTCTGAACTTAAAAAATATCTTTTCATAGCTCTGTAAGGATCAGGTTCTTTGTTGGCAGACACAGATGTATTAGTGTCATTAAACTTTTCGTATGCTTCACCGATTATTTTTAAGTGATTTGCCATAAACAAATCAATAATATAAAGTTAATCTGAAGTCAACTAAATTAATCTGGTGTTAAGTATTAAAAATGGTTGGATAATAGGCAGCTTTTACTTCAGCACACCATGAGATTTGTATATTTTCAGCTAACTTGCCGATTGTTTTTCCTGTTGATTGGGACTTATCTAAAATATTATATTTACCATTTGATTGAGGTTCTAAAAATCCAAACCAAACAACTTTTGTTTTTTTGTCTTGGCAAATTACACTTCTATTGTTGGCATTACGATCAATAGTTTTTGATGGTTTAAACAACATCATAGCACCTCTCTTTCCCTCAAACAAACACTCAACAGCTTGAAAAGAAGCATACTTGGGGTGTATATTTATTTTATGACGATCTTTAACTTTATGTAATCCAATTTGTCCGTTACCAAAAAGCTCACCAATACACTCTATTTGAACTGTATCTCCTATAAAATAGTTTGCTGAAACTACTTCATCTAAATCTAAAAAAGTATTAAACCAATGTGCAAGATCATTTGCTAAATCATTTTCTGTAAAATACTTTGGTGCATTTTTTTTAGGATTTAAAATTTTAGAAATTTGTGCAAATTTATTTTTTTGTTCTTTAAGAGAGTAAGTATCTTTTATAAAATCAGAAATTTTTTTGTTAGATTGTTTTAATAATAAATCTAAAGCTGATCTTCTAAATCTAAATTCTTTTGGTAGTAAATTATTCTTAGTCATATAGCTCTCAATATAGTTAGAGTTATAGCCTGAATTTGCTGAGTATTCTAGCAGTTTTTTATTCAATGAGTTATTCATTTGTTGTCAAATTAATATCATTTCCATCATTCAAGTCAAACAAAATTTAATATCAAATTAAATTATTTTATCATCTATTAAATTGGTTGCTTTACTTTAGAAATTGTGCATAGATTAACCTAATGATTTGCCTCACTACCAAATTGTTCATAAATTATGAAAACTTTGGTATTAATTTTTGGGGTAATTACAAGTAAAGGTCAGATTCAGCTAATAAAAGTCCCTGATATTGCACTAGCAAACATTAATTCTTGCGAAAAAGCAATAGAAAAAAACCTAAAATGGGTTAATAACCCAAATTTTGAGCAAAATAGCCTACCTTATGGGTTCTATACCTACAAAAATAGGGTCGTAATGCTCCAATACTGCACAGAGAATGGGGTTTATAGTGGATAACGAAGTAACCCTTGATTTGTATGAAATGCAGTCTGCTAGTCATTTAGGGATCTTGCGTTGTTTGGAGTCTAAAAAGCATAAAGAGAGTTGGGGATATAATTATAAAGGATCTCTCAATGACCAAATGGCAAAGTCCATATCTGGTGCTATGGGTGAGGTCGCAACAGCAAAGTTTTTAAATTGTTCAAAGTTTGAATATCATTGTAATGTTGGGGGTGTTCCTGATTTAGTTTTTAAAGATTTAAAGTTGCAAGTAAGAACACAACTTCCAAAAAATAATAATTCTTTAATTATTAGACCTAAAGCAAAGCCAGACGAATTTTATATTTTAGTAATTGACT